CCTTAATGGGCAGAAAGTAACCGTACTTAGCGCAAGCTCGACAGGGTTCACCGCGACCTACGTGAGCAACGCCTACATTACCAACGTACAGATCGTGGGTACAACACTCACAGTGCTGTGCGCTAACAACTTCCAGTCGGGTATGACCATCGAATTCTCGGGCTTGCTCGATGCAACCTTCTTGAACGGGCAGCAAGTGGTTGTGGATACCATCCTGCACGGAGGGTCGCCAGTTGCCGCCATTGGATTCACGGCGACGTTCTCATTTGGTTCCCCGCCAGCTAACTATCCATCCACGGCTGACTCGGGTACGGCGGCTGTGATTGATTACCCGCTTACGGCAGAGACACAGGGCACCGCCGCGTACTTCCCAGCCACGCCGATACCCATCACTCAGTATCAGGCGTTGACACCTCAGTTCCAGACTTTGTATCAGGCTCAGTACACCAACTACTGTTGCCCCAACTATTTGCCGAACCAGCCCTGTGCAGATGTGCCGCCCGACCAGCAACCGGGCATCACCGACACACTACGTATCATCATTCGTGAAATCGAGCAGCCGCCGTTTGCTCCGATGCTTATTCAGGCCCCAGTTTTGGGTAGATCAGCCATGGTGGGCGTCCTCACTCCAGCGGAACTCGCGGAGTGGGACAACGAAGTGAAGACCACGCTGTTTGGCAATGAGCCCACAACCACCCTCGCGGCGTGGGGCTACAGACTGTCCCTGCCGCCTGATCTGCAACCTAACGGCTTGCCTCGGGGTGTTGTTACGACGGGTCAAACTCTAACTCCCGATCAATGGGCAGCCCTGCCGCAAATCACTTTCACGATTACGAATGTCGTTTCGGACGGTAAGGACGCGACGTACACGTACACTGGATTGGAGAGCACCAACCCGCTCGCATTTCCCCCGTATCTGCAATTACATGAAGGGGAACTCGTCACCATCGCGGGCTGTACGAGTGTTGGATCGCCCCCAGTCAATCTTTTGAACGGCACCGCGAAGATCAATGATGTGACGGCGACCACATTCAAGATTCCGAACCCCAACGTCATTCCATCGACCCCACAGACCGCTTCGGGTAATGTCGCTCCGTTGCTTCAGTCGGCATACGTGCTTCAGTATGGGAACTACCAGTTGCGTCCGTCACCACCGCCTGCTCTTCCACCGTACCTCGGGGTTACGCCAGTTCTTAGTCCGCCGTCAAACTGGGTTGAGATTACAATCAACGTTCCTTACGCTCTGGGTTCCCCGTTAATCGCCCTTCCGTTGAATGAGGTGAACTTGGTGGTCACAGGTGAAGTGGCGAACTGGGACCAAACGCATCAGATGGGCTTGCTCGCTCCGCGCCTCGATCAGGTATGGGAGATCGGCGGGGGCGACCAATACTTCATCTTCGAAGAGACTTAATAGATGGAAAAAACGGGCTACATCTCGCCGCCACACGGAGTTCTGGAACTCAACGTCATTCGCGACTCTAACCCGCGTGTGACCCTCAATCTAGACCTCGGAATTCCCAATTTTACTGTGTTTTCAATGACCTTGCCGCTGGTGGAAAACCAGCCCAAAGCCATGTCCGAACTCTTGGCCGAGGCGATTCACGTCCTCTGCGATGAGGTCGCGAACTTCATGCTCGTGATGGACTACCAGCAGGAAGTGATTGTCCAGATATACAGCACTGTGCTTAATTGCTACAAGGGAATGAGCAAGGAGACGGATTCGGACAAGACCACGGGCGATCTGACTGAAGACGATTTCGTCAAGACGTATACGGGCACCTTCAACCTCCCCCAGTCGTTTGTGAATGAGACGCAGAACCACGTGGTCACCGCAGGCAAGGTTATCAAGCGCCCACCACACTACCGCAAGATCGATCTCTCGGTGGAGAAGCCTGCGAAGCCCACGACAAGCGATGTGGCTCGGGTGATTCGCCAGTACAGAGGGCGTTCGCTTAGAACGCAACCTAAGCCGCTGTTCGTTGTGGTGTACGATCAGGTGGGTAAGCCTTCGGGCACTCTACCTCTCGGCCCGCAGTTCAAGAACAAGCTGCTCAACTTGGTCAAGAAACAAGGCTCCGCAGAATTCACCAACGCCGTTACATTGGACAACGAGCATGAGATGCGCTACCTTGCGGTAGATGGCATTCCGGGCAACATTACAATCGACGGTCGAATCTACAAGCCATCGGCGACAGCGGGGTTGGATACCGCTCTTTACGCGGGAGACGCAGGCGACTGGCTGGTGAAACTTATGGACGGGCGCATCGTGGGGCCATTCCCCGGGCGTCCGAACATCGCCTCGTTGCGCTACCTGAACTACCCCATTCCGAAGAACCGTTACCGCTGGCATCTCCTGAGTGAGGGGGACGTTCCCGACCCAGAGCCAGAAGAGCCCGAGGAAAGTGACGAAAACGAAGTATTAGAGACTGAGGGAACTCAGGACGAGAACGCGGGGAAAATTACCCTTTAGGACTATCCCCCGCTATAACGAGGACATTATGCGTAATTTTGACCAATTCGGCAACATTGTGTCGGACCTGAACGTTACCATCAGACGACAGGACACGGGCGAGATTCTGTATCAGGATCACAACGTTATCGTCAACACCTCCAAGTGGCTTTTCGCCCGGCTCATGGCGAACGTATTCCCCAATGATCCAAACCCTCCGTACCAACAAGGACATGAACCCCTGTACGGCGTTTGGGGGCTCGCCCTTGGCGCAGGTTCCGCGCAGTGGGCTCCAGAGACTCAACCCGACCCGACGCCCGTACAAACGGCTCTGATCGCCGAATTTCTGCGTAAGCCGTTGTCCAAGGTCAACTTCGTGGACAGCAATCAAAACCCGTTAAGTGCGCTTTCGACACAGGTCGATTTCCAGACCACGATCAACGCGACGACCGATAACATCACGCAGGGCATTCGCGAGATGGGACTGATCGGCGGCGGTACATTCGGCACCAACCCTCCGAGCACGAGTACCAACATGCTGACTGCACCGTATTTTAACCCCACCGCCGTCCCGCCCGGGCCTGCAAATTCGGTGGTCCTCGTCAACTACCTGACGTTACCGCCGCTCGTCCTCCCACCCGGCGTAAACGTAATCATCAGTTGGGTGTTGGCGTTCTGATGGACGAATTTTCCGACTTCCTCAGTATTAGGTAAATAGGAGGTTCGGAAGATGTTCGTTTACGTTATCACCAATCCTATCAATGGAAAATTGTACATCGGAAAAACGGTCAGCAAGGACCTCGATTACTATTTGACCAGACAGTTCTGGTGTGCTCAAAATCCAGATAAATCTCGTACAAGCAAGCCGCATCTGTTTAATGCGATGCGAAAATATCCAACCGATTGTTGGTCTATTTACCCGCTGATTTCCGATGTTCAAGCGCATGAAGAGCTTCTACATTGGGAGCAGGTTTTGATAAAAGCTCTCGGTACACAGAGGCACGGCTACAACATCTGTGCTGGAGGTCGAGGAACTATCGGCTGGAAGCCATCCGCTGAAACACGAGCAAAACAAAGTGCTTCAAATCGAGGCAAGCATCGAGAAACCCTCGCTTCACCCGAAATGCAGGCTGCTCGCATGGCTGCATGGCAACGGGTATTAGAGAAGAAAGGCGGCTCGTTTCAAACACCTGAATCCATCAAAAAAATCAAACAGGCCCGTGCCGAACAAGATGAATCCCATCGCCTCGTTTGCTGGAAAGAACGAGAAAAGAGAGACGGCGCGGAGTATCATAAACGTGCGGGATTGGCTCATCGGGGGAAGAAACACAATATGTCCTCGGAGAGCAGAGCGGCCATAAGCGAAGCGGTTCGACAAACCTGCCACAACCGCTGGCACGTCAAGCGAAACTTGAATAGTCCAACTTGCAAACTCTGTATTGAGGCACTTTAATGGCGTTCTTCAAACGATTCGCGGCGAAGGTCAACGAAGAGGACAGCGTTGTCTGCACTGCGGAAGAAGTTGATGAAGTGCTGAACGACCACAAGAAACGGAAGAAGAAAAAGAAGGAAGACGACGATTCCTCAGACAGCGACTCCTAAAGTCGCTCCCGCCACAGTATTAGACCCTATGGACAACGTAGAACGCGGGGGTAGTTTAGCGGTAAAACAGCCGACCCAATCGGAAGACGGGGGTTCGAATCCAGCCTCCCCGCTCCATTCTTTACGCTTCGTACCAATCGATCAGGACAGCGCGACCGCACTCGTCATTGAACACCACTACATGCATCGTCAGTGCCCGATTAGTTGGGCGTGGGGCATCAAGGACGAGAAGGGGGAAGTCCTTGGCGTTCTGACCGTTGGCAAGATGCAAAGCTGGACAGTCAGGGCCAGCCTCGTCGGTGAAGACGCTGCTACGTCGAAACTCGACCCCATGGCTCGGTCAAACGACGTTTATGAATTGAACCGTCTCTGGCTAAGCGATTCCCTCCCCGTGATCGAAACTCCGGGGGTGGACCGAAAAACGGGTAAGCCCATCACGCATCGTCATGGCGTGGAGAGTAAATTCATCGGCTGGTGCTTGCGGCAGTTGAAAAAAGAATACCCGAAGATCATTCTCGTAAGCTACGCTGACGGCAGTAAAGATCATGTCGGCTACGTGTATCAGGCGACCAACTGGATTTACACGAGCCAGTCAATGGCGTTCAACGACATCTGCGTTGAGGGCTACACCGATTATCGTAGTGTGCCGATGAAAGTTCGTGGCGGGTTTGTTTACAAGTGCAAAGAACATGGCGTCTTTCCCACGGCCTACGTTGAAATCGGCTTTCAACCTCAGACCATTCCCTGTCCAGACTGCGGTCAAGACGCGAAGCGGCTGAACAAACGTTCATGGGCAATTCAAGAATACGTTCTCGACTTAAAGGGCGTGCCCCGCAAGACCTACCGAACGCAGCGAAGCATCAAGCACCGCTACGTGTGGTTCGCCGACCCGAAAGACAGAGCATTGCTCAAATGGGAATCACAGCCCTATCCTAAAATCGCGGCGAAACAAACTGATGAAAAAGCCATCGCTCAAACAAGCTAGGCAAGAGCTTCAAGCCGCGTGGGGGAATGTCGCGGCGGGAGGCATGGAATTCGGGAAGGTGTGTTACGAGTGGAAGACCAAACTCGGCAATGACAAGATTCTTCCCCTGTACAGGAAGCTCGGCATCGTCCCCAACATAGCCGAATGGTGGGTGGAAAAATACGCCAACTCTATCGGGCTCAGGAAACTCCGCAAAGAGCGGCATCCGCATCGTGCAGAGACCGACTCTTTTGAAGGAATCAGGACTAGAGCCTTGAAAATACTGAGTGTGGGGTACAAGGCTTTGCTGGAAAAAGAGGAAGATTCGCCTCGGGACTTGCAAGCAGCTAAGACTTGGGCGTATGCTCGTCTAAAGGGGAAAGATTTAGAGGCTTCGTTCGTGGAGGCGAACAACAATGCAGAAGCACCGACGATGTGCAGAACATAGACTATTTGCTACGCAAAAAGAGGCTGATGCCGAGTTAGGTAAGGTCGCACTGTGGGGAATGAGACGCGGCGGCACCACGTGGCGTCTGCTCAAGGTGTTTCCCTGCGGGGATCATTGGCACATTGGCAGGGATTGGGCGTCAAGGTTTATGCTTCCAGAAGAGAAAGAGAAGCAAGCCGTCGTTCAGAAATCCGTTTAGTACCACTTCTTCGGTAGGATTCCATGGACTCGAATGAGCCATTCCGCCAGTGAGCGGGAGTTCACCTGAGCCTCGCCATCACGCGCACGCAGACCGTCCATGTGGAAGTACACCCCAAGCCTATCGGTCAGTCCCGCTGGCAATTCCGCACCAACAAGAATATCGTACTTTGCCCCATGGCTCGCTTCCGTCGTTTCCTTGATGTAGTCAATCGCGTTGATCTCGGAGAGGCTTGACATCTGGGAAAGCTTCGCCGCTTCCTTGTCGATGCAGGTCGGCTGGCAAGTGATTTCGATGCGCCCTTTCGTCGCTTTGAAGTGAGCCGCGAACAGTTCCAATGCGGCGGGGTCGTTACGGAGTGCCAATTGGACGGCTCGCCCGGTGTGCTTAACCTTGTCGCCGTGCAGGAAGAAGTCAGTTTGAGCGGGAGTCAGTGTTGGCATGTCCCTATTATACCCACTGACAGGGCATTTTGGCTAGGAATATGGGACTATCTTTGGTAACGTTACTTACCCTGATAGCCGTTACGCGGCTTGCCTTCGCCTAGCCGCACCCGCTCGTACTTGTCGAACTCACAGAGGCAGTTCTGGAGGTCCTGCATGTGGATGTCAGGCATACCCACGTTGGCGACCAAGGGCTTAATTTGCCGCCGCAGGTCGAGCATGGTGTCCAGCCACATCGATTCTTGCCAGACCTGATCCACGGGATAGTTCATGACACGGTTCAAGCCGCGTTTACTGCCGGGGCCGCTGCACGCCCAATCCGACCAATCCACACTGTTCACAAGTAGCTTGGTGTATTTCGTATCGCATACGACCTGCCCCGCAAGGAAACTGCCCATGCCATTGTACTTCATCAATTGCTCGTGGAAGTCCGCAAGGCTGTACGCGGACTCGGTAACGTCGTTGCGCTGGCACCACATCGGATTGAGGACTTCGCTGGCGATGTATCTCGCCTTGGATGCGAAACCTGCCTTTGCGGGTACGATATAGACGCCCGTGAAGACCTTTTCTTTCGCCTGCTTGCGGCGTTCGAGCACTTCGATGAAATGCATCGGGTCAAACGGGACGGGGTAACCAAGCTCTTCGAGCGTGTCGGGCCAATTCACGAGGCGGGCGACCGTCATCGCGAACCATACCTCGGGGCTGTCGTAGTGCGTGTCGCGCCAATGTTCGGCAATCCACTGCGTCACCTTGTCATTTTCTCGCCATGGATTACAGAATCGGTATCGCTGTAAAATTAAATCTGTTGTCCAAGGCTTGGGCTCCCCCGCTTCTTTTTTCAGGTAAATCGAGTGTCGCTCCTTAATCCAATAGAAAAGTTCATCCACTCTCAAGTTTTTGGACTTCCTCTCACTTCCTATAGAGGTAGGAAGAAAATGAACTACGAAACGAACTTGCTCGATGCGAGGTTTAAGAACATTTCAGGCGTTTATGCTATTGTCAATACTCAAACGGGTCAGGCTCAAATTGGTTATGCTAAGAATCTTTGGGCTCGATGCCAAACACATCGCAGTAGTTTACGCGGTTCCTACCATGCTAATATACACCTTCAACGTTCTTGGGTCAAGTACGGGGAGACCACCTTTCGGTTTATTCTGGTTGAAGAAACGTCACAGTTACGAGAACGAGAAAAATTTTGGATTGCTGCTTTGAACACCCAGTCGTCCGAGAAGGGGTTTAATATGACTCCGGGCGGTGATGGTTGTCCCCAACTTTCAGAAGAAGCTCAGCGAACTCGTAGAGAATCTTGCCGTAAAGCGGCTTTAACGCCAGAAGGACGGGAGCGAGCACGAAATGCTCAATTAAAACGTTGGGCGCAGGTGGGGGCGCGAGAAGAGCAAAGCGAACGCATGAAGGGCAATACGTATGGTATAGGCAATAAAAGCACTTTCGGAAAACATTGGACGTGCCCGCAGCTATCGGAACGAAACATTCGATCTCGTTGGGTTAACGACGGTACAAAAGAACGATTCGTGCAAAATTGGGACGGGTTTTTGAAAGACGGTTGGGTGTTGGGAAGGCTTTACCACAGACGTAATAAAATCATCAATCTTTTTACCCCTTAATTGAGACCCCTAATGACTAACCCGCTTTTCAAGAAAAAGACAAACGACGAGCAAGACCCCATCATCCTACCGCAAGATGATAACCAGCAAGGAGATATGCTCGATCCAGCGACTCACCAAGTCGCTCCCCCACCTCCCGTTGCCCCCGCCGAGGATGAGAAGATTGTCGAACCGAGTCGGATGGCATCTCAGAACCCCTTGCTCCAAAAAGACGGTGCGGGCGCACCGCTTAGCATGGATCAGGGACAGCAAACCTGCCACAAGTGCAAACAGCCCATCCAACAGGGGCAGATGATCTCGTGGGATGGCGGTATGGAATCCCACATGACTTGCCCGCCGCCCCCTCAGGGTAACGCGCAGGAGCAGAGCCGTATCATGTTCCCCAAGGGACAACAGCCTAAGAAGCCCCAGATGGGTCCAACCCAGCCTCAAACCCCACAGCGGGCTCCTATTAAGCCGCAATACTCATCTACGGAGAAGATCGCCACACGACGTAAGATCAGCGGTTACGTGCCAGCCACAAGCTGGGGTGTGCCACAGGAATACGCCCATCGAGTAGCCGAGACCCTCGCCAAAGCTGGTATGCGGGATTTTGACGTGGCGACGGACGAAGAATTGCACATAGCGTACTTCTCGTTCGGCAACGAAGCCGAGATGGAAGTTAGCGCAGACATCATCTGCGAATTCTACGCCCCCCAGATAAGTGCCTCCAAAGGCAAGTGGATCGGCTGGCAGTGCCGTCCCGAACGTCAACCCGGGGTGCCTGAACCGCAGGCTATGCCCCTGAGCAAGATGAACAGCAAACGGGCGGGCAGTCAGACCCGCGAGGCTGTCGCCAAGCTGAAAAGCCTCGGCATCAAGACCACGGCAGACCTTGACAAATGGATCAAAGAGCACCCAAAGACCGAGACTAAGGGGCCTTACGCGGGCTCGCGGTCGCTCATGAGCCGTTACGACGCCCTGAACGAGCTTGTAGGCAACGATGCCGCCACGTGGATATTGCACGATCTGGCGACCGATGCCGCAGCCAAGGAACTCCCCAAGAAGCACGCCAAGGTTGATCCGAGCGACTAATTTCGAATTTCCTAGCCAAAATCCTCCGACTTCGGGTATCATGTAATAGATGGTCGTAAGTCCATACCGACGCTGACCCTTCAATGGGTGTGTTCGGGTGGATAAAAGGCACTGGCACTGATTTTCAGACGCGGGTTCGACTCCCGCCGGGTCCACCATATCTGAACCACCCGTGAGCGTGGTTCGGTGAATGCTCCGCAATCGCTTGAGTATTGACCAACCACACTCACAAATTATGGGCTCGTCACGGCTTCGATGGAGACGGTGTGGGATGGCAGCCAGCGATCCGAGGGAAGGATGATTCCTCGTTAAACTCCATTCAAAAAGACAACAGCCAACGCTCCAAAGGCAATGGCCGCACACGCATAATGTGCCCTTCCCCGTGGGAAGGTTCCTCAACACGGCAAAAGAGCCCGCGCAAGCGGGCATTTTTGTTTCTGGTTGACAATCTGAATTTCAAAGGCTATTGTAGGGGTTATTATGGCAAACGACAAGGTTGGGGAAGCACTCAAAGCCGCCGCAAGCTTCAAAGCACGCGGTATCAAGAAAGCCGCTTTGGACGTAGTTGCGGAGTACGAGGCGAAGAAGAACGCCGCTCCCGGCGACGAGCCGATTCAGCGTGACCAACCTGCCGCCCAAGCCGACCCCGCCATCCCCGATCCGACCGCCCAGCCCGCCGCACCAGTTGCACCGCCTGTCGCTCCCGTAGAGGAAGTCGAAGAGGAAGAGGTTGAGGAAACCCCTGAGGCTAAGGCCGCTCGCGTGCGTGAGGCGATTGAAACCGAGTTAGGCGACGATGATCTGGTGACGGCTGTCATTGAATTTCTGGAAGCCGAGAAGCTTGACTACGACGATTACAGTGTCGATGTCACGGACAACAGTGACGGCACCGCAACGGTCGCTGGCTACATCATCGCCTCCAATGACGACACTCCAGAGAGCCTCGCTCTCGAACAGGTCCGCAACGATCTGCAAAACGAGCCTGAACTGTTCAATCAAGATTGGCTCCAAGGACACATCAACGAGGAACGCCTCCGCAACGATCTTTCATCTGATGTTGAGAATATGGCCCTTGAGTCGGTTCGCGAATCGCCCGATTCCTATGGTTGGGACGCCGATGACGTGTATGAGACGGACGCCGAGGGAAATTACATCGACGCCGAAGGCAACATTGTCGATGACCCCGACACACCATCTGACGAATGGATTGAATCAAAGGCCGAAGAGATCGCCGCCTCTCAGCTTCGCGATCCCGTGGCGTACATGCAGGAAATTTACGGAGATGCGGACGGCATCAAACAGGCAATTGAGCTTGCTGGGATCGACATTAACGCAGCGGCAGAAGAAGCGGTTGCAGCCGATGGCTGGCAGCACTTCCTGTCCCGTTATGATGGCAACAGCTATGACTTGCCGAGTGGGGGAGTTTATTGGAAAGAATGAGGATATTTCTCAAGATAGGTAGTAATCTTTTCCAGTAAATTGAGACGGGTCAAGTCCTTTTCAACCCACCCTAAAACAAAGTTACACCGACTACACAAGAGACCGCGAGCACATTTTCCGCACGACCTATCCCCCGAACAGCAAGCATGGTCATGATCGAGGTCGAACAACGGAACCCGTCGCCCTTTCCGTTTCGTCGGAAGCCCGCCACAGAGTCCACATCCGCCGTCCTGTTCAATCAATTTTTGTTCGTACCATTCCCACGGCAAATGGTGTTTGCGAGAGAACTCGTACTTGCTGCGGCACTCCTCACACCGATTTCCGTGTTTAGCAGTCCCGAACAAGGTTTCGGATATGAAAGTACCGTGCCCGTGACACCACCGCAACCCATCGGCAAGTTTCTGTTTGTAGATTTCAACGGTAATCCCGTGTTGTTCCAATTGATTGCCAATGATTGTCAAGAGAATCTTGTGATCCACAGACTTCGGAATTCCTTTGTTCGCCTCGCTGATTTTCCGTTTGTGCGCTTTCGACATCGGTCCAAATTTCGGCATGATTTACTACCCCTAGTGTATGATACTGATAGTAAGTAAAAACTCGATTATCAAACTCTAAGGTAGAGGAAATCGTCATGGGCCAAATCAGCCCCGTCTACCACGTAAACCGCCACGGTGGTGCGGCCTGTGAGCACTGTCTTGGTATTGTCCGCCACGCTTCATGGTGCCTCACCAAGAATACTGAGATTTTCTACGCCTACGATATTCTCGTCCATCCT